AATGGTAAAGGCTTAGCACCTGAAATAAAGCCTGACCCTAATGCAAAAGCGGCATTACTAGCCAAACTTGGTATCACTGCCGATGAAGCCAAACTTTTACTTTCGTAATTAAGGAGTAAGTAATGCCTTATGGCGATGATATAACCGAAGGCATACCCTATGTCTTATCTAACCCTTCGGGTGCTACAACCTACTCGCCTACTGGTGAGGCATTTGATGTAGCTATTGCTGGCTACCCATTCTTCCTAATGATTTCAGATGATAACCCTTATCGTCGAGTCACAGCGCAGTATCGCAAGCAACAAATTGACCAGACACGTGAGGCTGGTGAGCAGACACTCACCGGCTGGTGGGTTAGATCGCAGTCATCCTTTCACCTTGGAGCAGGCATCAAGTTCTTTGAGCCACAGCAGGAAGAGTCGCTACGCTTTCAGTACACAGAGTCTAAAGGTTTGGATGTCTGGACTAGAGGACAGGCTACCCTGCTCAATGCCACAGCATCCTTTAACGCAGGAGCTGCAGCGCCACAACTCATAGGTGTCAATGATGGCACCAGTGATTGTATTGTTATCTCAGATGGCACTGCAATCACAAAGATTACTAGTGCTAGTGCATCAACTACCTACGTACAGGCAGGTACAGCCTCAACTATCTTTAGTATTACCACCAATGGTAAGCAGTACTTCTTCATCAATGGTACCCACGTGCATCGAGGCAACCTTGCCGGTACTACCAGCGATACAGAGATTTACAACGCATCTAGCACCACTCGTGGCACTATCCGCTATGTCAAGCAACGCCTTATTGCTGCTGTCAATAACTCCATTTATGAACTAAATCCTAATAACGCATCAGGTGCGCTACCTACTGCTTTATTTACCCATCCTAATACTTCTTGGGTTTGGTCTTCTATCTCAGAAGGACCTAGTGCTATCTACATCTCAGGTTATGATCCTAACGGCACATCATCATCTGTCTTTAAGATTAGCCTTGATACTGCAAATACTAACGCTTTAGGTTTTCCAGAGTTATTAGCTCCTACCGTTATTATTGATTTACCAGAGGGTGAGAGCATCAATGACTTTGATGTCTACCTTGGACTCTATGCAGTCCTTGCTACATCAAAAGGATTTAGAGTGGGTATCTCAGATGCCACTGGCAACATCCAGTACGGACCACTGCTCTTTGATGAAGCAGCCTGTAATGCTATTGCATTTCGTGACCGCTTTGCCTATATCTCTACCACTGTAGATGGCGAGGCAGGTCTGATACGTACAGATTTATCTACAACAGTCTTATCTGGCTCACTGTTCTTTCCTTGGGCCTATGACCTTGTAGCATCTGGCGTTGCCGCTAGTTCAACTCAGGTTGCTTTTTTTGGTAAATCTGACAGAGCTGCCTTTGCCACAGGTAACACCATCTATGCAGAGTCTACAACTAGCCTTGTAGCAACTGGCTCACTTCGTACTGGTTATATCCGCTATAACACACTAGAGAAAAAGATATTTAAGTTGATGCAGGCACGAGTAGATACCACCAATGGTGGCATCTTAATTCAATCTGTTGACTCTCTTGATAACTTCTACACTATCGGTAACTTCTCACAGCAATCTGCTGTGCCAGAGATTAACATTAACTATCCACAGACTGCTCAAGAATACCTAGGCTTTCAGTTCACACTGTCTCGTTCAGGAACTGATGTAACCAAGGGGCCACTCTTTACTGGCTACCAGCTACGCTCACTACCGGCAGTTGCTCGTCAGCGCCTCATCCAGTATCCATTGTCCTGCTTTGACCACGAATCAGATAGTCTAGGTGTAGAGATTGGCTATGAAGGCTCTGCCTTTGCTCGCGCTGCACAGTTAGAGGCTATTGAATCTGCTGGAGATAGCATCCAGGTACAAGACTTTAGAACTGGTGAGTCCTACATTGGCCTTATCGAAGAGATAGATTTTAGAAACAACACACCATCTGACAAGCGCTTTACAGGTTATGGTGGAATCCTACTAGTAACAATTAGAACAATCTAATGAACGCACAAGATTATGCAACACTCACCGTTGCAGTAATGACAATCATTGGTGGCTTTGCAGCCTCTGTGCGTTGGATGGTCAAGCACTACCTTGTAGAGCTTCATAAAAATGGTGGTACCTCGCTACGTGATGCCGTTGATAGACTTGAGGCACGAGTAGATGATCTCTACAAACTAGTTGCGGAGAAGTAATGCCTGAACTTAATGCCAATATCCCACCGATTGACTGCTTTGTGCGTGGTAACTTTCTACGCAATCAAAAAGATAGCCACGATTTATACTTTCCCTGTGTAATCTTTGGCGTAAGCACAGTCCAGAATAGAAGCCCACTCTTTCACTTTATGATGGAAGATGGTGGCATCTGGTGGCGTATGCCTATCAATGCCTTCTGTGCCAAGCCAGATGTACCAGAGGTGGACTTACACAATCTAGTCTTGTGGAACTCCTTTAGTCCTTTCATATCAGTAACCAAGTTTAGTAACCTGACCAACCTGAGCCTGCATTACACGGACAGGGAGAAGAACAAGGTCAATGGCAAGTATCTCTTTACCCTTGACTGGCACAATCCTGATGCCAACAGGCTAGATGATGGCTACTCAGAGACACCTGATGAGCACAAGTGCGGTCACGTGATAGAGCGAGATGATGGCAACTATGCCATTCAGCCTAACAATAGAATCTTTGTCTTTGAGCCATCCTATACAACCAAGTATGGCAATCCTCTTATCCACAGAATTATCAATGATCGCAAGTGGGATGTAGAAGATAAGAAGAAGTGGGTAACAGAAGACTCAAATGCTTTTCATTACGAGATAGAAACTAAGAAGGAAAATGAATGACACCTGTTGCCAAGAAAGCCACACCTGCTGCAGTTGCTGTGTTGCGCCAAGCGACGGCGTTAAAGCCATTACGCAAGAAGATAAGCGATGGTCTACTACCTTCTGCTGCTCATCGCAAAGCCAGTCCTGACTCTGACCACAACACAGGTTTAGCAGTTGATTTAACTCACGACCCAGTAAATGGTATTGATTGTGCTGATATCTTTGAGAAGTTAAAGGAAGATAAGCGAGTTAAATACCTGATATTCAAGGGAAAGATTTGGTCTAAGAATAAGGCCAAGCAAGGTAATAGAATCTATACTGGTATCAATAAGCATAATAAGCATTTACATATCTCCATCAATGATGGCACCGGTGATGATACAAGTCCCTGGTTCTGGTGGATGAACTCACCAAAGACCATCAATCAGATTCTTGCAGCCCTTACTTCCCTGCCTGCAAAGAAGGCATACAAGACCGAAGTTTGCACCTGCTGTAAATTACACGGTGCAAAGCCATAATCCCCTAGGAGGAAACAATGGAACAATTCAAACAAATCGCACTTACTTGGTTTAGAGCTGCCGCATCTGCTGCTGTAGCCCTGTACCTTGCGGGCGAGACGGACCTCAAAACACTAGCAATGGCTGCACTAGCCGGTCTTGCTGGTCCATTATTGAAGTGGCTAGATCCATCAGCCACAGCATTTGGTCGTGGGTCTAAATAACCCATTAGCGCGAGGCACGATAGAGGCTCACCCCGAAAGGGGTGGGCTTCTTTTTTTGTCTCTAAAATATGCCAGAGTTTGAATCACCCGATAGGTGAGTCTTGAGGCGGTGGCAGTTGGCACACAAGGTCTGTAGATTCTGTGGCGCATTATTGAATCGGTCCCCGTCTATGTGGTCTACATCGAGTTGACTAGGGTGCTTGGGTATGAATGAACATAGTTGACATATTAAGCCTTTATGTCTAATGTATGGATAGACGCTGTTGTTGTAGTTGCGCTTCCAGACAGTTCGACATTTGTATCTATTAGAGATTACGTTCTTCTTATCGCGTAGCTTTATCTTTGTCGGACCACAAATTGAGCAGATAGCAGTACGCTCTGCCTCGTTAATCTCTGTGATCTTGTGTTGCATCTTTATCTGCTGGACAGGGGATGGTTACTAGGTTGCCGCAGTTGGCACAGGTGGCATCAAGAAACCACCAAATGATGTCAAAGTCCTCAAAGGATACTAAGGCGTTAAAAACCTGCGAGCCACAGGAACATACGTGAATGGGTCCTAAGCCCCGCAAATCGGCCCCGAAAGGCTTAGGAAGGCTACTCCTGCGCCATCTAAAGGATGGCAGGGTTGGTAGACGGAACGGCATTGGTACTGTACTGACTACCGGTGCGTCCCCCAAGGGACGCCATCTGGTTTAATTCGCCTCACGGCTCATATTGTAGCGCCTAGTAGTGTTGCTTCGCAACGACACGCCGAGGAGATGATATCCTCTAGTATGACCACAATCGTAGCGCTAGAAGGTATTGACTACGCCGTTCTAGTAGCTGACTCACAGATCACCGAAGATAACCTCATCTCTATCTCAACATCCACGCCGAAGATTGTTGAGGTAGGCAAGTTTCTATTAGGTATATCAGGTGATACACGCCCTGGCGATATCCTTGCCTATAACTGGAAGGGGCCACTCTACAAGGGTGAGGACCCAGCCCAGTTTATGGGGCGTAAGGTCATACCTAGTATCATCACGGCTTTTACAGACAACAACTACGACTACAACAAGGAGAACAAAGATGGTGGCTTTGATTATCTCATTGCTTTTAACGGTAATATCTTTCGTATTGCTTGTGATCTCTCTTTTTTCCAAACAAATCACGGAGCGTATGGCATTGGTAGCGGGGGTCAGCTTGCTCTTGGCTATCTGTATTCAATCTGCAAACCTGATATGGACTTAGCCTTTGCTAAGCGACACGCCCGACGTGCCGTTGAAATTGCTTCGGTGCTTGACGCTAATACAAACAAGCCCTTACAGTTAGTCATCCAGGAAAGGATGTAAATGACTGATATTAAAGCTCTTCTTCTTGATGCACTCAAGGCAGGAGATGCTAAGCGTTCACGTTCAACACAGGTACAGATAGGTCCATCTGAGTTAGGTGGATGTCGTCGAAAGGTTTGGTACAGACTCAATGACCAACCAGAGACTAACGATAACGAGTTAAAGCTCGCAGCAATAATGGGTACTG